GCCGATCTGGAACACGCCCATTTTGACCACTTGCCACAGATCATTGAGCTTCTGATCGAACGCCAATGCTCCATTTGCGGCGCTGGTGCTCATGGTCAAGCCCAGCTCGTCGGCCCGCTTCATCATCTTGTCGATGCCGGCGGCGCCCTGGTTGAGCAATGGCAATAGCTCTGTGCCACTGCGTCCGAAGATCTGCTGTACAAGCCCGCTGCGGAGCGTTGGATTTTTGATTTTCGACAGAGCCTCGGCGATCGCTCGGAATTGTTCCTCGGGCTTCATGCGCGAGAGCTGTGCGACCGACAGGCCCAAATGGGCAAAGGCTTCCTGCGACTGTTGACTGCCCTGTGCGGCATTGAGGATCGATCGATTCATCCTGGCGATGCCGGTCTCGAGCTTTTCGAACTCGACACCGCTTTGATTGGCGGCATATTTGAGTTGCGATAGCGACTCGACAGCCATACCGGTTTTTTGAGCACCACGCGCCATCTCGGCACCCATAGACGCATAGGCACGCGTGGCCGCCAGCAGGGGTGCGAGCATCGCCGTTCCCGCGGCAATCAGTTTTGTGCCTGCGGCCGATGCAGCCTTGCCCCACTTGCGCAAAGCAATCTGTGACTTAGCGAGTGTGCGCATCATCTTGCTGTCGTCGGCGAAGATCTCGACGAATGCGGCACCGGCTCGAATGGCTTGGGATGACATGGCTTACTTCTTTGGTGGAATGATCGGCTGAGTCCCGCCGCCGATGAGTTTCCCGGGCGTACGATGCTCTTTGACAATTAGGCCAGACAGTTGTGACAGCGGCAGCATGATATCGGGCTCACTGCGGCTGCTTCGAAGCGTGGGATTGAAATCTGAGGGCTTGGCGTCGCCTTTTCGATAGGGGTTGGAATTGTGAAGCGCGGCCATCAAGTGGCTGGTGTGATTCCACCACTCTTCGCGCACGCCTTCGGCCATCCATGCCAGCTTGCGCGGCGTGAGCGGGCCCGGATCTACTCCGATGAGCCCTGCGAGCTTATAGATAGCTCGCTCAACATCCGCTCCATTTCCGCTTTGACCTGCGTTTCGATTTCCCCGCTGCTCAATCGCGCGGTCGATTGTTCGATCAGCATGGCCCTTATCTGCTCCGCCTTTTCCATCGCGCTGGCCAGCAACGTGCGACGATCTTTCGGGAAAAAATCGACAAGCTCCTTCTTAAGTGCATCGCAGGCCGCGTCCCACACGTCGCCCTTGATCGCTTTGTAGAAGCTCCGCTCGTCGATGTTGGCTTTTTCAGCCTGCTCTCGACATAGAGCCCATAGCACCTGGCCGACCGTGGCTGCCTCCTGCATATCGCCGATCACGGCGATGCGCTGCGCGGCCTTCACATCCAGCAGGTCAAAAGGCACCTCCTGGCCGTCGATCTCGATCTTCACTCGCTCCTTGACCTGGTTGCGAGCATCCAAATTGATATCGAGCGCCCAATCGCGCCCGTTTGCGTCCTTAAAAATCTTCATGAGTTTGCGTCCTATTTGACGGAATCGTGCCACGGGCCCGGAATCGTTCCGGCCCGGATTTCCTCAGCCAGAGCTGGGCCCATCCACGGGTGGGGCGGATAGGTCACGCGCCGGCTATGACCGTGCTTGTCGGTCAATGTTTCTTCCCCGCCTTTTTCGATCGTGTCAGCGGCACCCTTGTTGAATTTCTCGGGCCCGACCACTACCGATCGCGTGCTGGGGTCGAATGAGAAAAACGTTTTGTCTTTGAGAGAGCCAACATGCGATGACGGCGGTTGGTTGGCCGCTGCGCTGGCGCGGCGCTTGCGGAGCTTGGATCGGCCACGCGTCCGAACAAAGGCACCGGCTTTGGACAGGGCGGCAGCGGTTGCGCGGCCCAGCGATTCGATGATCGGCCGGCGGTCGAAGAAAAGGCTTTTGACGTGGAAGCTGGCGGGCATGATCAGGGGTAGACGCGAGCGGCAACGCCAAAATTGGTACCGTCACTGCCTTTTCTCTTGCAGCAATCGCATGACGTGCTGAAGTTGAATCTTCTCAGACGCGGCCGCGTCGGGTAACGCATCGTGCCAAGTGCGAATCTCGCTTTGAATCGAGTCGATCATGTTGGCGACGGCGTGGGTTATTTCCTGTTCAAGTACATCCGGCCTAATGATGTAGCGGAGCTCATTCCCGGTTGGGCCATTTTCCGGCCGCCGTATCCTTTCGACCGCATCCTGTACGATCTGCGCCTTTTGCATGGATCGGAATGTACTGGATCAAGCGCCGATGCCGACGAGGGTCATCTTGTACTGAGGCGTTCCAGCAGACCCGGTGAGGGTGAAAAGCTTATTGGTCGAACCGACAGCACGGCCGTTCACCGGCGAATGGAACGCCAGACAGCCGCCGGGCTCGATGGGATAATCGAAGCCGGCCGCGGCGCCGCTCAGGCCAGTCCAGCCGTTCGATACCGGCTGTGTGACGGTGATGGTATTTGTGGGATCAAGATTCTCGATGATGAAGTCCTTGATCGCGCCGCCAGCGCCGCCGTTGGTGAAGTCCCTTGTTTTCCCATCGAGCCCGCCAGTGACTGCGGACAAGTCGATGGTGACACCGCCGGTTCCGGCATTTCCAGTCACTTCCATCGCGTGATTTGCCTGGCCGCTGCCGGTTCCATCGGTAATGGGTGTGGCAATCGATGCCGATTGATGCGTGAAATTGGCCGTGGCGGTCACTGCGCCAAACGAGTTCGTTTCGCCCGATTGGAGCGAGGCCGAGAATGTCGTGTTATTCAACATGATTCAAAATCCTCGTCTGATTCAAGATGGCTGGGCCGCAAGTTCCCCATCGCCCCTGCGGTAGCTCATCGGATTCCCAGGCGGATTACCCGACCTTGACCCACTGTGGCGGGACGGCACTTTGCGTGGGCTTGAGAGTCACCTGGGCGATGACTTCCTTGTCGAGATTTTCATCGCGAACAAATTTCATCACAGCCCAGTCGGCCCATGGGCCCTGCGAACCGCTCGTGGCCTTGTCGCCATCGAGAAACACAGCGGCCAGCGATTGGCGCTGCAGATATGCGCCAAGCAGTGCTGTGAAAGATGCGTCAGTTGGATCCCACGGAATCTCAATATCAACCGACCATTTGAACAGCGCCTGAGCCGACAGCTCAAAGCCCTTGCTTGCGCGCGTGCTCACATCCGCTTCGCCGTTGTCGATCGTCGCGGTTGCGTTTCGAATCGATGAGAGTTCGATAATGCCGCCGGGCGCAGCCCCAACATAGATGCCGTTCGTCGCACTGCCAGACCATGCAGCGCGGGTGCCGCTGAGGTAGTACGCGTGGCAATTGAAGCCAATCTGAATCATGACAGACCTCCTAATTGACGAGAAATTTGAGAGTGACGACGGACGTGAGGGTCCGAAACTCACTCATGTGCTGCTGGATGAACAATCCATGTGGCCAAGACGCTTCGACGCAGGTTGCGGCCGGGACGGTCTTTGAATTGATCGACTGTCCCAAAAACATCACGGCGATCTGCTCGGACAGCGACAGGTACGGATCGAGCGTGGCCGGCAGAATGTCTTTGCCTTTGAATTGCGTTCCTACATCGATCGAAAAGGAAGCTTTCTGATCACCCTGGCGTCGGATCGCTTCAAGCGTTCGCGTCTGCGGAATGACCAGTATTCGGCCGCCAGTCAGATCCTTGATGTCGGCGGCAAGGTCGTAGGTCGCGATCGCCTTGATGCTCGGCTGCAAGCCGGCGCTATTGATCTGTTGCACGAGCGCATCGCGCAGTTGGCTTGCGATAACGGGCATCAGGAAACCTGCTTGGTATGAACGCGATAACGCTGGCCAACTGAGTCTGCCGGGCTGTAAGGCGGGTCAATTACTTCGAAGATCTGAGTAACGAGCTGGCAGGAATTGCTGCCGATCACGGGCTGGTCGATCTGCAAGCTAATCCTGTCCCCAGCTTGGGGCCTGGTGTACACGTCCCCTAAAACCAGCGCAGCAACTTCAATGATGAAGTCCTGGCTTGAGGCCTGAACCTGCATGCCCGGCGCCTGGTCATCCGTGACGAACGTCGAGCGTGCTCGCACCGCGTCGATGGTTGCCGACAGGTTGCCTCGCGTGTAAGTCACGGAAGCGCCGGAAACCCTCTGCATAGCGCTTTGCAGCGCTTGCGCGGCGCGCTGTAGCTGCTGGCCAATCACGATTAGAAGTAGGGTTGCAGGGTCATGTTTACGGGACTGGCATTGCCAGCGCCGCTATTGGTCGCGCGAATGACGAGGTAGCGCAGGTTGGCATTCGCACCGCCCGGCTGGTAGGGCAGCCGGAATCGCGCGGTGTTTGCGCCAGCGCCGGCGCCGCCTGCGCCCGTCTGCACAAGCACCTTGTCATAAATGAGCGTGGGGCTTGAGCCGTCCGCGTTGCCCGACATCAGCACGGCGTAGGTCATCGTTGCCGCGTCGGCAAGCTGGCCGGTCGTGAGAGCGGGGGCCTGAATCTCGTACTCCATCCGGCCGGGTTGATCCGCGCGATTGGAGTTGGCGGTGTCGAAGACAATCGTCGAGCTAGTCGCGCCGTTGGGAAGCGCGCCAGACACGGAAAGGGATGCATCGCTGAGGTTTGGTCGCATGGCTGAATTCCTCGTTCAATGAATGGAGTCGAAAGGACGCTCCACCGGCCACTGGCCGTTATTTTTCTTGATCTGGGTCGGCAGGGGTTTCGGAGGTCGTTGCGGCGGCCTCCTGGGCGGGCGCCTTGTTCGGAAGATGCCACGAATCGGCCTTGGCTCCCGTCGGATCGTGCGGAGCGCGGGTGATGGTGAAATCACCATGCTTTGGGTGCTTTGCCACCGAAAGGTCGACGCGGCCGGCGTCGTCGGCACCATCCGAAATGATTTTGGCCTCGGCACGCTCACCATTGGCTAAGACCAAATTCACTTTGCTGCCCTTTTTCACGCTTGGTGCGGACATCGGAAACTCCGTTGATTGTTGCGGAAGCGGGAACGCGATTGAGTGGCCACGATTGGACGGCCGGGAATTACAGCGTGAGCGATTCGACGTTGCTGATTCCGTCAGTCACGAAGATCGGGATCCCGTTGTGTTCCGTCGGCAGCGGCGCTACGTTGGCAATCGTGCCGTTCACCTGGTTGGCGGCGTTGCCGAACAAGGTGACGGTGCGCGAGCGCTGAAGCTGGGCGCGGCCACGGCGATTCATCAGGAGCATGTTGGGCTGATCGCTGAGTGGGTGAAGCGCCACGAGCTGTGCCAACAGGTCGTCATTGAGCGTGTGGCCCGCATCATTGGTGATTTTCTTGATGCGGCTGACACCCCTGACGCTGCCGTGCTGCACACCGGGATAGGACAGCAGTTCCTGGTAGTAAGCCATGTAAGGCTTGTTGTTGCTGTCCAGCACGCGCTGCAGGGTGAGGTCGCTGATCTGGAACTGACCATCGACCCCCATGACCCACTGCACGTGCTCCGGATCGGTACGGATGGCCCACACCGATGTACCGGTGTTGGCGCTCGTCCCGCCGGCGTCCACCACGTAATTGACCGGATCGTAGAAATCCAGCAGCCCGCCATATGCCTTGGCATCGCCGCCGTAGGTCGTGTTTCGGCCGTAGTAGAAGCAACGGGAAAGTGTCTGGAAGCACGATTCCAAGACACCCTTGGCTTCGCGAGCGATAAAGGCGGTTGCGCCGTCCTCGCTCTTGTCGGCCACGGCTTTGTCGGCCTGGATCGGAGCGTTGTAGATGAACGTCTCCACCTCTCGCTCTTCATACTTCGAAGAGTTGAGGTCCATGCCCTGGTTGGCACTGCGGAAACCGGTGACCGGCAGCGCGGTGCGGACCATGGTCTTGTACTTTTCCCCCTTGATCGTGCGAGCCGCGATGCTCGTGATTTCCGGGTGAGCCAGTACGGTTTCGTCGATCAAGCCTGTCACGGGATCGGCCCCGTTCTGCTTGATGATATCGAGCATCGTTAACATGGTTCAGAGACTCCTTTGCAGAATTAGAGACTGCTTCGCGGAATTAGACGGGCGCTCGCGATTCCAATCGCCATTTGGCAGCTTGGAAGCGCGAGCGCAGTTCCCGTCGTGAGGCAAATCAATTCAGTTGACTGTCGGGTTACTTGGTGGCGGGCAAGGCGGGTGGGGCGGTCGGCAGCTTGATGCTGTTGGCGTAGCTCTGTACGCCCGGCGTCATGCCATTGAGCTTCTGCTTGCCTTTGGCGGCGGTTTGGTCCGCGCCACTGACCGAAAAGCTGGCCGCCTCGTTGCCACGATCCATCGACTCGAGCTTTTGCTTGAGCGAATCGCGCTCCGCTGTCAGCGCGTCGATCTGGCTCTTATGCTCAGCCTTCAGTTGCGTGACGTACTCGGCGGTTGCCACGGTAAAGGGCTTCTTTTCGTAGAACCATCGCGCACCGGTGTCGCCGAACGCGGCGATGTAATCCGACGCTTTGAAGGCCTGGGGCTTGCCGCCTTTGCCCTTGTTGGCCGATTCTTCGTCGCCCTTATCTTCACCCGGATCATCCGGATCCTCGTCCGGGTCCGTGTCGTCGTCGATCGCCTCGGCGCATCGTTCAGCCTCTTCGCTGGCGGCGCGCAGCGCGGTCACGGTCTGCTTGGCCAACGACTTGGTGTCGTCGTCAAGATCGTCCGTCTTGGCGGTGTACGCATCCAGCATCTTTCGCGACTGATCCTTATGATCGTTGGCGCTGCTGATGGTGGAATTCATTTCGGACTTGAGGTCCTCGGCAGATGTGCCGGTGGTTTCTTCGGTCGCGGCTTTCACCGCCGTGCTTGCGGACTTGCTCATGGTCGAGCTCCTGTTTGCGGCGGTCGCCGCGGTGGATACGGTCTGAATCGCTGCGTCAAACGATGTCGCAACCTCGTCGATCAGACCCAGTTTCAATGCTTGTGGACCGAGATAGGCCTTGCCGTCAGAAATGGCCTGGGCTTCCTCGGGAGAAAGGCCGCGCCCTTTGGCCACGGCCGAAACGAATTGTTGATAGAGGCCGGTGATGATTCGGCGTGTGTCGGAAACGTAATCCTCACTCACTTTGCCGTCGGCCCCCAGCCCTTTGAACTGGCCGGAAGCAATCAAAGTGAGGTCGATGCCGATTTCGCTGTAGAACTTCGATACATCCGTGAGAACGGAATACACACCGATGTTGCCCACTTCTGATTCTGGCCTGGCGATGATCTTGGTGCATTGCGAAGCGAGCCAATAACCGCCGGAGCAGCAAAGGCCGCGGATCACGGCCATAATGGGCTTGGATTCCTTGGCGGTGGCGATGTAGTCGGCCAACTCCACCGTCCCGTTGACGAATCCACCGGGCGTGTCGATGTCGAGAACAATGGCCTTCACGTTCCCGTCGGCCAGAGCGCCGGCCAATTGATCCATCACGCCATAAGCTGGGCAAAGGCCAAAATACTCATCTGCCCACGTCGGGGTTTTGGTCAGGATCCCATTGACAGGAATCACCGCGATTTCACTGACGGTTTCGACGGCTCCGGCCCCGTCGACTGGATCGCCGTTGTTGTTCTCTGCCTTGTGCGCACCGATGCGAATTGCCTGGGCGGCCTTGGTCAAGAGTGACCTGGCGTGCGCCTCGGACAAGAGAACCGCACGATCAGAGAAGATCTGTGAAAGCGCGGCGACAGCGGTAAAGGATTGCATTTCCATAGCCTGAGGGTCCTAGTAATCGCCAACAATGAGAGTGGCCGTTGTCCCGGATTGGAGGATTCGCTTAATGCGCCACGGATACTCACCGCCCGCGGGCACGTTCTTTCGAGTAACCGGGGCAGAATCGCCGGCCATGATCATGACGATGTCACCTGCACCGCCTACGTAGATGGCTCGTGTCACAAAAGGCAGGTCGTTGTCGTCGCCCGGGGTGACGGCAAATGCGCCGCTTGCCGGACTGTCGAGTTCAGGTTTTGCGCTCTGGAATTGATCGGACATAGGTTTTCCTCAGTTGTTCTGGCTCTGTTGCTCGTTGGCGTGCTGCTTTTGGGCGGTCTCGTTATTCGGATCCAACAGTGCGTTGGAGGGCAGGGCGGTGGATAGGATGACGCCTTTCTTATTGGCGTATTCCTTAACGGCGGCTCGCTCGTCGATCAGTTCGAATACATCGACGCCAAGTTTTTTGGCTTCTCGAATCTCGCTGGACAGTCCTGCATTGATCGCGATGACGCTGGCGCCGATCTCTCGCATCGGGTCATAAAGCGGCGCGCCGGCGTGGGTGTATTCAAACTGCAAATCGCGAACGGTCATTTTGCCCGGCAGGGTGATATCCCCATCCACCACAGCAAGCCCCAGCCGCCAGCGGGTGATCTTGTCCAGTAAAAGCCGAATCTCGTGCTGCGGCGCTTTGCAGGCTTCGAGATATTGCATCCCCGCCATGCGGCTGCTGCTGTAGTTGGCGTTGGACTCATCGAAAAACGAATACGGGATATCGAGGGCCTTTAGTGCGAGTGCAATTTCGAGTTTAGTGAAGGCCTGAAATTCCGTGCTGGGCGTGTTCGACTCGATAACCTCCATCTTGTCGCCGGGGTCCATATCAACGATGGCACCGGGTCCGCTCACATCGAGGTCATAACGCGGCTTGTCTGGATCGGCGTCAGGATTGCTTTCGTCCTCGCGCTCCTCTTCCCCTTCGTATCGATCAGAAGCGGCGCGGGTGACCGCCAGTGCAAAAAACTGCGAGATCTTCCCTTTGACCGCGGCATAATCGAGCGACTCATAAACGTCGCGCATTGAGTTGGCAGCGCTGGCCAGTGGTGAGATGCCGCGCACCTGGTCATAGCGGCCAAATGTTCCAAGCAAGTCAGCGAATTTCGCCGGGATTGCCTTATCCCACCGCAAGCCGGTCCAAAGCGGGTGGCGCTTAAACACCATGTAGGCCTTGGCTCGGCCGTTCTGGTTGACATACACGCCGTTGATGACATTTTCCGGATCCTTGATGCCCAGCTCATCGAATGGAATCGCCGGCCCGCCGAACGTCATGATTCGATCGCCTTCGATCGTCTGCACTCGCCCATCGGCCAGCCGGTTGGTGAGGATGTCACCATCGAGGACGCGCCGCGCTTCCCACAAGCGAGTCAGACCCTGCAAACTATGACGTCCGGCCGGATCGCAGTTGTTTGGCAAACTCCACCAACGGTGGAAGCCGTTGATGTCGTCATCGAGGTCCTTGATGCCGGTCTTCGATCGGAAATTGAACGTCGCGACATAATCGAGGTGGCGGCGGACCATCCAGCCGGCCAAACTGAAATTGCGGTCCAAATCTCTAAGATTGCTGAGCAACTGGCGGCGGGCCAAGTCGCGCAACTGCAAGTCTTCTGAGAACGTGTTCGCTGGCGGAGAAGCGCGGCGGCCACGGCGCTTGATCGCGTCATAGCCGATGCCAACATGCGGTGGCGCTTCATAGTTGCCCTGTCTGCCCGGCTTATTTCCGGGTGTCGACTTCGGCAGCGGTGCGAACATCGTTCGCAGTCCGTTTTTAATGGCTTGTAATCGACTCACGTTGATTGATGGCTTAGAAGCGGTCGAGGCGTAGGGTCGTGACGCGCCGGCGGCGGCCAGTGAGGCGGGCAACTTTTCGCTCCCAGAACAGGATCGTCTGATCGAGCTGCGCTGCGCTGGTGTAGCTGAACGCCTGGCCGTCGATATTCACCGTGGCAAAGCTGCCGCCGCTCGCGATTTGCTCACGCGCCTTGTAGAGCTCTGAGACGATCCGCTGTGCGGTAAGTGCGCTGTTCTGAGGCTGCGGCAACACTTCGGGACGCGGCCCACCTGGTGCGGCGCCAAGCCTGCTCAAACTTCGGATGCCGCAGGTCGTGTCCCAGTCGATCGCCAGCGTTACGGCCCCATTGCACGGCAACGGCGGCGGTGTGTTTCCATCGGTTGCTTGCGGCTGCCACACACCAAGCTGCAAATCGGTATTGGCTGGGGTGACTCCGCTCTGAACGAAAATCGGCAGAAGATATAGGCCGTCCTGCGATTCATTGGGGAACGTGCCAAAATACTCGGAGCTGTTGGGGATCGTTTCCTGCAGCGCCAGCGCAGAACTAGCCCACGCATCAGAAGCCGGAAGACTTCCCATCGGCGTAATCACAAAGCCGTACAGGGTCAGCCCCGAGGCGGCTGAGAGCTGAATTCGCGTATTGGGGGAAACACTCGACATGACCTAAATATTTTTGAGAGCCTGTATCACAGCGGTCGCGCTAGTGTGCTGCCTATTTGGGCTGTTCCCGATGCGGTCAGGAAACTTCAAAACTGTGGAAGGGACCCGCCCAATGGATCGATGATCACGTGCAAACTCGCTCAAAGTGCTTTTCACCCGAAAAATCCTGCCGATTTGGCATGCGTCATTTCGTTGCATCAGCAGGCTTCGACCTTTTCAATGGGAACATCTACATCGACTGCTTGGCCCAACATGCAGACAGATAGCTGTATGCGGATGTGGTGATCGTCCTGCCGGACCGCTTCCCCTTCCATGCCCATGCATGCGCCTTCGACTACTCGGACGCGTTGCCCATGCTGGATGGTGGGGCGTGGGGTTAGCGTATTGTCGCTGTCGAGGGCGATTTGGAGATTGGCCAGGTCCATCGCCAAGCCATGTTGATCGACAACGTTAATCAGCTTGGGATTGGCGATTGAGCGGGCGGTGATGGCGCTGGGCCGATCACCTTTCGGGAAATTCACAAACAGATACGTCGGGAACAGCGGCTTGATCTGCACAATGGATCGAAGCCTGCCACGATCCTGCCGCGTGCAGCGAACTTTGGCCAATGGCAGGAAGTGGTCAACATTGGCCTGCTCAAGATCAGTGGCGAATCGTCGCTCAAACTGCGGCCGGGTCTGAATCAGCCACCATCGACCGGTCATTTCCCGAAGATTGGTCTTTCGCTGACTCATCGTTTCAACGCCGCGACTCACCGACGGCGCAAAGCCGGTCGAGTGGGGGTGAGCTTTAGACGAGACTGAGGCTGCTCGGTGGTCTCGGTCGAATAAGCCCGTCGTGGTAGAATCAAATGGAGAGCATGCTCGCGGAGTAGGGGGGCGAGTGGATGTCGATCAGATCCGGCTGGAGCAGGAAGATGGTAGACAAATCGGGTAGGTCACTTCGGTTCGGCATCAGTGCTGGACGATGTATTCCCTTTTCCCCTCACAGGGTTGAGAAGCTCTTTCCCTAATGCTTCGGAGATGGGTTGCCAGTCTTCATCGTTGTTCGCGCCGAACCACGGTAAATCAATTCCATCTACAGCAATTATCGCGTCGCCGATCTTTGCGCATTTTCGATCATCACATAGGATCGGCGGGTCCTTTGACGCCTCTCTTATTTGCTTCGCGGCGCCAGCCAACTGCTTCGATGCGGCCTCTCCGAGTGCTTCGGCTTTGGAAGCAATTTTCTCGAAGCTAGCCAGGTTGGCCTGAAAGAATTCGTGGATTTTGCACTTGATGTTGTTTCGCCGGCATTGAGGAAGCGAAAAGATTATTTTTTCGTTTGGGGCGAGGCGCGGCTTGATTTCGGCACGATGGCAGGCAGTCCCTTGAAATTCATGATGCACAGATCTTTGCCATACCATATGAGCGTTCGCGAGCATGAACGCCAAGTGCTCCCTCAAGCGGACCATCTCTAAATCTACCGTAAGCGTTTTTGGCCGCTGGTCAAGGAATCGCTGGATGATCTCCAGGCACCTTGTCAATCGATTTTTCGAAGCAAGTTTTGATCCGAAGCTGTTCTTTATTTGGCCCACGATATCGCCGAACCCGGATGCCCGTTGAGCATGCGTATACAAGAAGGCCAGATCGCGTATCAGGGTTCGATTGAATTCATGTTTGGCATAGGTCGATGTGGAGCGAAACTTAAAATCGTGCAGACCTTTATCTACAGCCGTTGCAAGCTCATCGGTCTTCAGTCGTTCAATCTGAAGAGTCGTATCAAGATGGATGTGAAGATTCTGCTCGGACAAAGACCTCTTGCCCTCCGCTCATTCCTCATCGACTGCCGTAAACTGAGAAGTTTCGAGGCCGCCAAGAGGGGCTAGAGGACTGATCCCACTGTCCATTAAGTGAGACGCAATGCTTTCGATGTGCGCTTGCGTAAGAGACTTTAGCCCAAGGTCCAAAATACCTTGACGGATAGCGGATATCTGTTCGCTCGTTATCGATGCCTTCTCAGTGGCGACAAGAACGGCCGTCTCAATAGCTGTTAGAACCTGGCGGTGGTATTGGCTACTCTTGGCCGCGCTTCGCCATAGTTCACACACGATTCCGGCTAACGAGTCTAATCGCACCAAAATTTCGGCGTCATCCGGCGCGGAGTTCTCGATGATCTCTTGGGCTTGGTCCAAAAGCTGCCGGTCAATCTGGCCTTGGCCGGGGCGGATTCCGATATCCGATGATCGATCCATTGCTGGCGACTGACTTTCAGCAACTGTGCTTGGAGTGCCCGCGCTAAATTGATTTCTGTTCGGGGCAATGCCGTCCCTGCGGGCGGTCGTCTCAAAAAGCGACGTGGAGCCGCCAGCGGATTGCATCCCGGCATAATCGTATGTTTGGTCTCCAGTGCGCATTTGGAATGCCTCAGAAGTTCTGAAGTATATCCCGCTCCATATCCATTGCACCAGCTAAAAACGCCTTAACATCTATTTTGGCCGGCCTAATCCAATAATAGTCGATGTCAAAGACCACTCCAGCCATTGGTGCTTTTTCTCGCTGCCTTTGCCGCTGGAGCTGCTCTCTCAAGGCCTTATCCTGACGTTCTGGGAGAAATCGAGACGGAATCTTCAGCCGTTCGTCGATCTCCTCTGGAGCACCAAGCTGGTGACCGGCCTTGAGCTCAAATCTAACCCCCTCAGTTTCATTTTCCTGAACCGTCACAATGTCGGCCTCTTTCGGCCCAAAATCACGGAGCGATTCTCTAAAGGGCCACCGACCAAGCGGGGAAAGCTTCATCATCAAGCTATTGGCCTCTTCAATGGAGTCGGTTCCTTGAATATGGATGCGGCGACTTCCGGCGCGCGTGAAGACTCGCAGATCAAATCTTCCGACGAGCGTAGCAAACAGGATTTGGCAGATCGAAGAAAAATCAGCCTCGACGGTCATGGGCTGCTGGACCGCGAAAAGCCTCTCGTGCGAAAAACTGATCACGACGTCCAATTCTGGGCATTTAATTACCGATCCCCTCGCTTGCATGTCCGTGGGAATCCATACTTTTCCCGTCTCAGCATTAAGATGTTCTTCAAGAACAAGAATTGCGTCGCCGCAACGATCAAGGTAGCGGTAACCTCTTTCGTAGCGGGCTTCGAATACCTGCTGAATTGGCTTCAATTTCTGTTTCTGCATGTCCCTTTGCCCTGATCAGACATCGACTTCGCTGACCATCACAACGAGAATATACACTGATTTCACTGAAGAGTTACGAACCATTTAAGTTATCGGACCGGCCAGCCACCAGTCTCCAGCCGATTGCTGCGTTGAAAAAGCCCGCCAGTACGGGTGGTCTGGCGGGCCGGAGAATGCCCACGGCGTTTAATGGGAGTGCCGTGGATGAAGATGTACTTTATAGACGGCAGAACCTCAGGCAGCCGCAGTTTCATTGCGATGTGCAACTGCGAGCGATCGGAGCTGTTCTGCCGGAGAATCTGGCGGCCGTAGAACCATTTTATCGAAGGTTAGGTTCGCCGGCCGTTTCAGTTGCTCGCCTGGCTGAAGCTCAATCACTTGCCGGGCAAATTCGATCGATTCCTCGGGCGACAGCTCTAAATCATTGCGGAGCACGCTCGCGCAGCGCGCATAAATTCGACTTCGGGCATCTTCCCTGATGCTATCGCTCAGGCAGCATTTCTGTGCCGTCTGCCACGCATCGACAAAGTGCTCAAGAACGCAAACCGTGTCGGGCTTGTGGGGGTCATCGGCACCAAATCGGCGTCGGGCGATTTCAACGATACTGTCCCCTGCGACGATTGGCCGGCCGTGCGGATGGTTGGCGCGAAGCTCTTCCAGTGCCATTCGGAAATACCCTTCAGGCTCAAAGATCGTCTTCGTCCAGATCTCCGCGTCTTCCCCCGTCATGCCGGAGTGGATGAGCTTTTCTCGGCAATGGATCGTTTCTGATTGCTTATCTTTCACCCTCTGATCAGCATCTACGCTCCTCTTCAAAAGCCGTCGCCACTGCATCCAGTAAGTCACCAGGATGACTTCAAAGTCGCTGCAATTCTGGAAACGTGGGTTCGCCTCTCGCCAAACATCGATGATTGACATCGAGCCCGCAAATTCGCGGCTCGCCCGACGGCGGTTTTCGGCTGCCCGTATGCCCTCATAGAGCTGGGGCCAATCGATAAACGTGTGTGATTCCCGATGCTCATTGATCGCGCGCTCCGCGGCGGCATAGCTGCTGCATTTCTGAAGATGCCCACCCGTGAGTTGCGACTGATCCGCGGTGATCGTGGTTTCCGGGAACAGGTTCGACAGCAATTGAAGGGCCTTTTTGGTCTCTTTTTCAGTCATTTGTCTCTCCTCCATGGTTCGTCAGTACAAGGTTATTGATCATTTCTGAGCGATCGCGCAGTCGTTGTTCTTGGGCGTTCGGCCGGCTTGGCAACAGATCAGCGCGCGACTCAGAAGTGACATCCAGCGGTGCTTCCCATCGCTTTTTATTGAGCCAGACCGCTGGACCTGGGATGTAATTTCCAGCCTCTTTTTGCCAGTCATGGCATTTCTTCCATTTTTCAAGCGATGCCAAGATCTCAGCCGCTTTAGTTTCGAGTCCTGCGCGCTGCCAAATCTTCAGGCATCCTTTTAGATCTGACTTTCGACGATGCCGCGGCCATGACTCCCAAAATGATGCGAAGCCTTGCGGGACTGAGTCGACGGCAGCCGACGGTGTATTCTGATTCTGATTCTGATTCTGATTCTGATTCTGATAAGCGCTTGGATGCACCTGGATGCACCCGGACAACTCTGGCGTCATGCTGGATGCCGTTGGCTTCATCTCGACGCATTCAGATGAACCAGGACTTGGCTTTACCCGTGCAGAATCGCGGCCGTCCAGCTCACTCTCTTCCCATGGTGATGCCGGAAAGCGGCGAACGCGCTTGCCATTGCGCGGACTGGGCTGATTGGCCAGAAACCCGGTGATATGAAAGTAAGGTTCGCCGTCCGCTTCGAACGAACGGATTAGATCCACAGACTCAAGCTCTTTAGCCCAGTTGGATACTTGATCGGCGGACACGCATCGGCGGCCGGCAGTCGCGTGAAGAAGCAGATTGGCGTCGGCTTCGACATTCCCGAAATCATCAGCCGCGGCGTGTATCCTGAAGAACCAAGCCTCGGCCTCCAGTGAGACCTTGGTCAGTCCCTTATGCTTGTGAATCCCCGAAAAGATCCTGCGATAAATCCCTCGTCTGATATCCGAGTCTTCAGTCTCTCGTGTGACCTTGCTCGGCCCGGGCCTCGTATCGTCTACCATGTTGGTTCCCTCCAACGCTCCGGCTGCCCGTGGCTTCGAAACTTTGGGCATCCGGGGCGTTCTCATTGCTGCTGGGCAGGTTCAGTGGAAGCGGCCTGATTACGCTCGTAGGCTTCGATCTCTTCGATCCTCACCCTGGCGCATTTGCCCAGACGAACAATTTTCGGGAAGCCGGCGTCGTGCTGATGTTCGTAGAGATATGTCCGCGACACGCCCCATCTTGTCATCCAGTCTTTGAGTTTGATGAATCGTGTGTTGGCCGGGTCCAAAACTGCGGAAGCTGGTGCGCTCATCTATTTCTCCTTTGTGGTTGTTCGCCGCTAACGACGAACGGTCGCGTATATAGACAGCGCAAGGCGCGCTCAGCCCACTTTTCGAGCGATGAGAGATCGAGATTGTCTCAGGGAATGCGGTGTGAAATCAGGCTTGAGAATCAGAAGAGATCGGGATGTGAGTCTTTATTCGGACGTGGCTTACGACGGTGAGTCTTTCCTAGATAGCGCCGCGCTATATTGTCCGGGCGGGATGCATAAAAATCGTGTGCTTCGTTAGCTCGCTTGATGCCAGCCTCGGTTGCCCGGTATCGCCGTTCGGCGCCCGATTGAGCTTTGACTGCGATACGGTCGGATCCTTCGACCAGGCCGTCCTTCTCCATCCGGGCCATCATCTCATAAAAGCTGGGAAGACTTCTCGACTCACCTTCCTGCGCCAACTCTTCGCGAATCTCGCGGCCAAGCCGCTGCTTCGCGCCCAAGATGCGAATGACCAGGAATTGCAAATGTGTAATCTTGGGAACCAAGCCATCCTCCAATATAGCGCAGCACTATATAGGCCGGCGCTATATTGGCAACCGCATGCTGACCTCGCTGGAACGGACGAAAGCAGAATACATGGGGAGCATGTTCGTGGAATGTCGAGGCGATGGGAACCGATCATTGCTGGGATTGAACACCGCCGGCCGGAATGCGGAGTCGGCGGCAGCGCGCGACAACGCCGATCCGCCCGACCATCCTATGTAACAAAGCCTCGATTCGATCCGCGATGCTTCTCTTGCCTTGTGCGATGTAGCGACCTATCATACCTTGTCCGACAATCCTGCCATTCCCCCTTTCATCAGAGTTGAATCCGGCTGGCCCGACTGCCCGACAGGGAAGGTCTGCCATGCTATATACCGAAGCGCAAGCGGATAAGGAACGTGAACTGGCCGCAGAATCTAAGAGGCTAACACAGGCGGTCATTGACCGGGCCAATGAACAAATCAAAAAGAATCAGGCATTGCTGGACAAGCTCGAAGCAGCGCGAAAGGCAAAGCGGGCGCACGCATCAAGACTGGGAATACTTAATGCGAAGGTGCATCTATGTTTGGCGCAATAAAAAAGGTCGGCGGGTCCTGATGAAAGCGAAGTCAATAACTTCGTAACAACCGCCGACAATTCAATCATCGACAGCGGAGCACCGCAACTTTATTAATCGCACCACCGGCAGATTGCGTAGACCATCCCCGCCAGCCAGATAGCCCCCGCGATGAGCAATAGAACGATTCCGACACGCAGCCCCGATGCCCTCATTGGACCGCTCTTATCGGGACAGCGGACCAAATCTCTCCAAAATTCATCGGCCCCCATTTTCAGCCGATGCTATGCGGCAGTGCTGTGTCTTCCGTGAGTGGAATCTTGCGGGATGGGAGCCGCGTGAAAACGCGGCTTTCTTCTTTAAGGTTTTTGCTCCGCGCTCTTGCAATCTTTCCATGGGTTCCTAACCTTTCCGCCCCATGGCCAACATCCTCATTGTCGATGATGCGATAGATGCTGCAAAAGCACTGGCCCGGCTTCTCGAAAAGCATGGCCACACCGTTCAAGTTGTGTGGGATGGGAAAGACGCCTTGCTAGCGGTGCTGTCCGAGAAGATTGATCTCGTTATCCTCGACTTGATGATGCCCGAGATGGACGGCCCGTCGTTCCTGGAAGTCATCCGCTCTTACCTGCGCCTGCAAACCCTGCCGGTTGTCGTGCTGACAGCCGTATCGGACGGGCCGCTGTTGGATCGCGTCCGTGTCGCGAAGGTCAATTGCATCCTCATCAAAGCGCAGGCGACAAACGATGAAATCCTCAGTGCCGTCAATTCGTCGCTTCATAAGATTCCAAACTAGCTGCACAATAAGCCCCCATCCTGCACAATAAGTCGCTCGGATTTCTCGCGCACGGTTGCATCGAATGAGACAACCTGTTCACGAGGTTCACCCGACTTCGGCCATGACGCGCCGGGCCGCTTCCACGTTCTTTTCAGCGTAGACTTGCGTGACAGTGAGGGTTTTGTGGCCCAAAATCACTTGGGCGGCTTCAAGGCCAAATTCGCGACGTAGCCGCGTGGCAGCGCTATGTCTGAGTTGATGGGGGTGCCAGACGTGGGCGGCACGCCACTTGCGCCGCTCAGCCGCCTTGGCTGCTTTCACGTCTGGCGCATCATCCTTTGCCGCTCGAATCTCAGCCGGCATCGCAAAAGCAGTCTCACAGGCTCTGGCAATCGCGCGGCGATAACTGGTCACGGAGTAAAACTCTTGTGGCGCCCGCTTGGCTTTTCTGGACCGCGAGCGTTTGGCTCTGAGGATCTGGCAGGGTTGAACCTTTGTCTTGCGATTCTCGCGCTGAAGGGCATGGCGCTCCTGCTCCGCTTCGATTGGTGAGAAGATTGCCGCGGCTAGGTTAGGCTTCAATCGCGGCCCGATGATCTTTTGTGCCTTTGGGCCAAGATAAATCAGCCGCTTATGGCCGTGATGGTGCGTCTTGTGAAACGGCGGCTCATATACCCACGGCTCGGCAGAGGTGTCGATGTCACAGCTGCGCATGGCAACCAGTTCGCCCGGGCGCATGCCAGTGCAAAATTGCAGATCAACCATATCCTGGAGCATCGGTGACAGTTTGGATCGCGCGGCGGCAAAATGCAGATCTGGAACGGGGCCGACCGGATCAGATTCCTTCGCTTCCGATCGCCCAGCGCGAAGGCCTTGGACTGCTTGCAGCCCATGGAGAATCGAAGCCGGCACCTTCTCGTTCTCCACACCCCATTTGAAGAATCGTTTGATTCTCCCGACGTTCATGTTGATGCGAGTCCTCGCCCATTTTTTTTTGATCATCGCCTGGCGAACGGTCTTTAGTGCCAAAGGACCGAAGTCGGCAACGCGGGTTCGGCTATACAGCTCTTTGAGAGGCCGCAAAGCCTGAATGATGCAATCCGTTTCATTTGTCGGGGTGCCGTCGGGCCGACGGTAATAGGTTTTGCAATGCTCGAGATAGAGAACCATCAACTCGGCGATTGTCAGATCGGCGATCGGGACAGGGGAACGTCGGCCAGCGGCCAGCCATTCCGCGATGACTCGGTCATATTCGCTCCGGCTGGCGCGAGTGCCATATGGGCCAAGATAATGGTCGTGTCCGTCGATAGTCACGATTGCTTGTCCAGAGGCGCGGTGCTTTCGATATGCGGGATTCCGGTGCAGGAGCTTGGGCAT